GCATGAGCCGAAAGCGTGACGCGGAGCGAAATGAAAGTAGCGAAGCATGTGAGCCCTGTGCCGAGAAAAGCCGCTATTGTTTTATATGTGCCCGTACCGCAAACCGACACAGAGCAATGCAGCGCGGAAGTCACAGAGCGGACGATGGCACTTGCCAACTGCCAGACAGGAAGCGGACACGACCAATTTTTGACGGGAATCGTCGTGCAGTTCGACCTCACGTTCACCGTAAAGGCGTGGGTGGAAGCCGAGCGGTATCATTTTCTGGATTTTGTATCGAGCCAGTCCACCATGCACCGCATAACAAGCATGGACATCGACGAGCAATGCATCGACTATGTGCGCCGGGAGACAATCGAGCTTGTGGAAAAGCTGGTTGCGGAGTACAAGGAAGCCCCAACGCCGGAACGGTATCTTGTAGTCCTTTACAACGTGCCTGTTGGCTTGCGGCTGACAGCGCGAATGACCACCAACTACCGGCAGCTCAAAACCATCTATCAGCAGCGCAAGAATCACCGTCTGCCGGAATGGAGGGCGTTCTGCGCATGGATTGAGACGCTGCCGAGAGCGGAATTTATCACTGGAAAGCGAGCTGACGCAAATGACTGAACGCGGGGAAGCATATCGCGAATATCAGCGGGCTTACTATCAAGCACACAAGGAAGAGTTGCAAAAACGGCAGCGCGAATATTACCGGAAAAACAAAGAAAATTGGCGGGCTTACTATCAAGCACACAAGGAAGAGTTGCAAAAACGGCAGCGCGAATATTACTTAGCGCATAGAGAAAAAATCCGTAAAGCTGCACGGGAACGTTATTACAAACTTCAAGCAGAACGCATGGAGAAAGGGGCGGAAAAGCTGTGGGAGGGGGAAAAGAATGCCTAAAGAAGAACTTATGCCGCGCTGCCCGTACTGCAACGATGAAATGAAATACGTTGTACGCGACATTGCAAGAAGAACAGCGCGGCTTCGTTGCCCGACGTGCGATTCAGAATTTCCGCCAAGGGAGGAAGAAAGTGACGATGACGACTAAGCAGCGAAACCGCGTTCTGACGTTTGCCGAAGCAAGCGCGCGAAACAAGAAGACGGCGCGCGTGTGGCTGGAACTGCGAAACAACATCCCGATTCGCGCATGGCTGAAAACGGATGCATACCCGTGGTGGGTTATACCTTGCAACATCGGCATTGATACATTTCACATCTACACAGAGGACTATGGCACAAAGTGGCGATGCTGGGAGAAAGAGCCGACACGAGAAGAAGCCAAACGCGAGCCGTGGAGTGAGCCATGATTGCGACAGTCGGCAAAGTCATCGAGCAGCCGGGCAGCCTAACAATCCAGACTGCCCGCCCCGATGCGGAAAATCTATCCGATACCGTCACGGTGCTTTGGCAGGACTGCCGCACAATCAGTCCGGAGCAGCGGCGCAAAGCGTGGGCGCTGATTGGCGAGATTGCCGCCGCGACGGGATACATCGGACAGGGCGACAAAAGCGACCTAAACACGATGCTCAAGGCGGAGTTTCTTCGAGCGCGGATTGACAAGCTGCAAGCGGAGGCAATCAAGGCATTCAGCCTCTCCGACGTGGATATGACAACTGCGCGGCTTTACATCGACTGGCTTGTTGAGTTCTGCGTGGTGAATGACATTCCGACAAAGCAACCGCTTGTGGAGTACGCGGAGGACATCGGCGCGTATATCTATGCTTGCGTGATGCACAAGCAGTGCGCCGTCTGCGGACGCAGACCGTCAGACTTGCATCACTGGGAGCGCGTCGGCATGGGCGCAGACCGAACGGAAATCAATCATATCGGGCTAACGTGCGAACCGCTTTGCCGGGTACATCACACGGAGTGCCATACGATGGCACAGGCGGATTTTGATGCAAAGTACCACATCCAGCCCGTCAAAATCGACGAAAAAATAGCGAAGCTGTACAAAATGGGAAGGAAAGGCAATGAACAAGCTGACAATCATCGGAAATCTGACGCGCGACGTTGAGTTGCGCACAACGCAGAGCGGCAAGAGCGTCGCCAACTTCACGCTTGCTGTCAATCGCCGCGCGAAACCGGGCGAAAAGGCGGAAGCAGACTTCTTCCGCGTGTCCGTTTGGGACAAACAAGCGGAAACGTGCCAAAAGTATCTTGCCAAGGGACGCAAGGTGTGTGTGATTGGCAGCGTCAGCGTCAGCACATACACCGCCAACGATGGAAGCACACGCGCGACGCTGGAAGTTTTCGCGCAGGATGTTGAGTTTTTGGACAGCGCGAAACAGGATGCACCGCAGACAGCGCACGAGGCGGCTCAACCGCCCGCGCCGCAGTACACCCCGGTATACAACGAGGATTTGCCGTTCTAACGGCAGCTGATGGAGGTAGCAAATGGCGAAGGTAAAGTATGTGCCGATTCCGCTCGATATGGCTGAAGACATCGAGGAGCTGTCCGACGAGGAAATTGGACTTGTTGTCAGGGCGTATCTTCAATACGGCAGGAGCGGGGAAACGGCTGAAATGCCGCGTACAATCAAGTACCTTTATAACGCACTTGTCCGCGAACTGGACAGAGCGAGCGATGGATACGAGAAAAAAATTGCGGCTGGCAAATCCGGCGGACGTGGTCGCCCGAAGAAAGAACCGTCCGAAGAAATCCAGCAGCCCGAACCGGCACAGCTCAATCCCGAAACAGAGCAGAAGCCCGAAGTGCGCACCCCTGCATCCTTCATCAGCGACGAAGAAGCCGCAGAAATCCAGCAAGGCACAAACGAGGTGCTGGACGAAGCGAAACGGCAGGGATTCCCCGACACGACGGCGACGATGGAGACGCTCAACCAGCTTGTGGCGGACAACGGCACGGAAGAGGTACTGGAATGCGTGAAAATCGCCGGGGAATCTGGAAAGCCTAACATTCGATATCTCAAAGGCGTAATCAACGGACGCGCAAAAGAAAAACAAAAGGAAGCGCAACGAGAGCAAGCGCGGATTGAGGCGGAAAAGCACCCGATAAGGTTTATCAATAGCACAGACGAAATTGAAGTGCACGAACCGCCGAAAGTCAAACAAAGAGATGTATTCATGAGCTGCGTTAAAAACCAGCCAATGGAGCATCCAGAGGTACGGACAAAGCTGGAAGAATTAGCGAGAGCGTGGAGTAGTTAAAGATGGACGCATACATCAACGAGGACGCGGAAAAGAGCCTGATTGGGCTTGCGATGCAAGATGCAATCGTGGCGCAGGAAGTTGCCGCAATGCCTGATGCACTCTTTGGCTTAAAGCAGATGCAAGCCTGTCAGCGCGGAATCATGCGCCTTGTGAAGCAGGGAAAAAGCGTTGACCTTGTAACGCTGGATGCAGAAGTTCAATGCGACTTCCAAGATACCGCACTCTTGATGCAATGCGTACAGATGGGCATTTCGCCAATCATGTCGCGGCAGTACATAGCGATTTTGGCGGAGTGCGCGAAACGCCGCGAACTTGCGACGCTGGCGCGAAAAATCCTGCAAGATGTAGGCAATCCCGGCGCGTCGGTGGAATCGTTGCAAGCGGATTGCGCGGCGGCGGCACAGTCGTCAACCGCTGTTAATGATGGGGTGACGATGCACGAAGCGTCGCTCATGCTTGCGGATTCTTTTGATAAAAAGGACGGGGTAACAAGCGGAATAGCAGACCTTGATGTGATGCTGGGGGGTTTTAAGCCTGGACAGCTAATCTACATCGGCGCACGTCCGGGTGTCGGTAAAACGTCGCTTGCTATCTGCATGGCGAAGTACGTTGCAGAACACGGGGGCGGGGTGCTGCTTGTGGCGCTGGAAATGAACCCGGTAGAAATAGCAGCGCGGTTCATGGCGAACGAATCCGGGGTTGACTTGCAGAAAATCTCAACAGGCAAGATGGAATTGGAGGATTTCGCGCAGATTTCGCCCTGCTATCAGGCGCTTGCAGATTTACCAGTCACCATTGAGGAAAGAGCGGTCACGCCACTTCAAATCCGCAACGCAGCGGCGAAAATGAAGGCAAGCAAGCAGGGGTTAAGACTGATTGTAGTTGATTACATCCAACTCATGCGAGCCGATGAGAAGTGCGGAAACCGCACGGAGGAGGTGACGCAAATCAGCCGCGAATTGAAGCTGATGGCGATGGATTTAGGCGTTCCGCTGCTCTGTATGACGCAATTTAACCGCGAGAGCGAGAAGGGATTCGGCAAATCGACAAGAAGCGAGCCGGATATGTCACAAGCACGAGACAGCGGCGCGATTGAGCAGGACGCGAACGTGTTTCTCATCCTGCACGAGCCGGAAGAGCCGCAGGACGCGAACAGCGACAGATGGCAATTGTACCACAATTGCAAGGCGAACGGATTAACATGGCAGACGTGCCGAATCAGGAAGAATCGAAACGGCGCAACGGGGCTTGTGCATCTAGGCTTCGACAAGCCGCACATGCGGTATACATGCATAAAAAAGGACTAAAAGGAGGAAAGCCATGTACAACATCATCGTTTACGAGAACAAACGGTTTGGAAACATTCGGACATTCGTCGAAGAAGGGAAACAAGAGCCGTGGTTCGTGGCGGCGGATGTGTGCCGAGCGCTGGAAGTCAAGAACGCACGGGATGCAGTGGCACGTCTGGACGACGACGAAAAGAATACCGTCGTTTTAACCGACGGAAATCGCGGCAATCCAAATGTGACCGTCGTCAGCGAACCCGGGCTGTACGCACTCGTCCTCAGCAGTCGCAAGCCGGAGGCGAAAGAGTTCAAGCGCTGGATTACGCACGATGTCATCCCATCAATCCGAAAGAGCGGCGGCTACATCGCAGGGCAGGAAGACATGAGCGACGCTGACCTGATGGCGAAAGCCCTGATTGTTGCCCAGCGACAGATTGAGCAGCGCGACAAGCAAATCACGGAGATGCAGCCAAAGGCGCTGTTCGCGGATGCTGTGAGCGCAAGCAAAACAAGCATCCTTGTGAACGAGATGGCGAAGCTGCTGCGGCAGAATGGCGTTGAAATCGGCGAAAAGAAGCTGTTCAAACTCCTGCGCGTGAACGGATATTTGTGCAGCAAAGGAGAGCTTCACAACTGCCCGACGCAAAGAGCTATGGATATGGGACTTTTCGAGATAAAGGAAACGGCTATCACAACGTCGGACGGCAGCGTTATACTGCGGCGAACGCCGAAAGTGACGGGCAAAGGGCAAGTGTACTTCATCAACAAGTTTAAGGGGGGATGGGCGTAATGCGAGTAAAACCAAAGCCTTGCCCGAATTGCGGAAGCAAGTACGTGGAAATGTGGACTAAATTTTTCGGCGGTAACGGTTTTGAGGTAAGATGCTTGGACTGTGGTTATATCGGTGAGCTTGGGAAAACAAGAGTAGCAGCCGCGAGAGCGTGGAATAACGACGAAAGGAGAAAGAAGAATGCAGGATTATAATCTGAAACCGTGCCCGTTTTGCGGGGAAAAGCCGAAACTCTACGAGATTCCGCCGCACACGCATCAGATTGCAACATTTATGCCCGATTTTGCGGGCGAATGGATTTGCGAATGTGACATATGCGGGCAAGCCATTACCGCGGGAAAAACGGCGGAAGAAGCGACTGAAAAGTGGAATCGCCGTGCGCTGGAATGGTTTTCCGTGGACAAGGTGCTTCCGCTAAATAGAACGCACGTCATCGGATTTGATATAGAAAGTGGTTGGAACTATCCATCGTTGTGTTTTTATCCGGATACAAAGGAGTTTTTGGACGAAGCATACTACTACAAGCCTGTGAGCATCACGCACTGGATGCCATACCCGGACGCGCCAAAGGAGGAAAGAGACAATGAGTAAAAACAAGAACCTGCCGCGTTGTCCGTGGTGCGGATACATGATGCGCCCGAGAAAATTCACGCCAAACGGCGCTGGATACGAGGCATACTACCGCTGCACCAACTGCGGAGAGCATTCCCCACATGTATACGCCGAAAGCGCAGAAGAGGCAGAGAGCAAGGCATACAAAGCAGCGACAAGTCCTTTCTGCAATCCGGGGAATCGGGAACTGACGATGGAAGAGGTGCGACAAGAACGCCTTGTGTGGTCAATGCTGGAAGATAGTAATTCGCTCTATCTGCTGTGCTGGTACGCGGAAAATGATTTCTTCGACTTCTTCATCGTGCTGGAATCGCCAATGCGGACGTACGACGCGACGCAACCGACGATTATGCAACTGATAAAAGAGCCGAAAGAGTGCATGAAAACGAGGTTTTGGTTAAGAAAGCCGACGAAGGCAGAATTGGACGCGAAAAGGGAGGACGAAAAGGATGAATAATGAAAAGAAACAAGCTCCGCGCTGCCCGTACTGCGGCGCAGAAATGAGAATCGAAAAGCCGATATTCGCGAACGAAAACGATTACGATGCATCTTTAGTGGGCGCAAAAGCAGGGTGGTGCACGCAAGCGACTTGTACTAAATGCTGGTCGGTTGCACCGTTCGTTTATGGAACGCAAACAGAGAAAGACGCTTATGAAGTTGTTCGCGAAAAGGCTATGAAACGCTGGCAAGAGCCAAATCGCGTGCTGACGCTGGATGAACTTAAATACTACAACGGTTTCATATGGTGCGAATCGCGAGACGGAGAGGTCTTTGAACCGGGATGGGTAGAAGATATGTACGCTTATGTTAGGGAATGTGAAACAATCAATCTCTGTAACGAAAACATTGATTGGTCAAAAGGACGCTGCTGGTTGCGCAAGCCGACGAAAAACGAGCGGGAAAACACGCCATGGGAGGACGAAGGAAGATGAATGAGTACAAAAACCGTGTGCTGTCCCTTACAGAGCTTGCGGTAGGCGCAGGAACGCTCGTGTGGATTGAAGATAACAACGGAGACGACGAGCCGTGCGTACATGCGCGAATGGTAACGTACTGGGAAGGTAAAAGCCACCGCATATATTTCGACGGCGGACGCACATGGTACGCCGATTACACCTACGGCGAGACGTGGCGCTGCTGGATGCGGAAGCCGACGGAGAAAGAAATGGCAAACGCACCGTGGGAGGAAAAACAAAAATGAAATATGAGTTTACTGGCGAAGTGAAATACATCGGCCGTAAGATATTGCATCGAATCCGTGCAGTGCGAGACATCCCGGAATACGAGATTAAAAGCGGCGACATGGGAGGATGGCTCGAAACAGAGAAAAATCTTTCACATAACGGCTCAGCGTGGGTGACGGATTCTGCGGTGGTGATGGACGCGGCGTGCGTGACGGGAGATGCGTGTGTGATGGATTCTGCGCGGGTGACGGGTTTGTCGCTGGTGGCTGGAAATGCGTTGGTGATGGGAAATGCGCGTGTGATGGGAAATGCGCGTGTGATGGGCACGGCGCGCGTGACGGACGAGGCGTTGGTGACGGGCGCGGCGTTGGTGACGGGAAAGGCGTTGGTGACGGGAAAGGCGTTGGTGACGGGAAAGGCGTTGGTGACGGATTCGGCGCGTGTTACGGGTTCGGCGTTGGTGAAGGATTCGGCGCGCGTGACGGGTTCGGCGTTGGTGACAGATTCGGCGTGTGTGACTGGCGAGGCGTGTGTGACGGGAAAGGCGTTGGTGACGGATTCGGCGCGCGTGACGGGAAAGGCGTTGGTGACGGATTCGGCTGATTACATCGCCATCGGAGCAATCGGTAGCCGTGACGACACAACCACTTTTTACCGTGGCAAAGATGGGGGAATATACGTCGCCTGCGGATGCTTCAGCGGCTCAATTGACGACTTTGCTGCAAAAGTCAAGGAAGTCCACGCCGGGACAAAACACGAAAGGACGTACCTGTTGGCAATCGAGCTGGCAAAAGCGCAGATTGGGACGGCAGAGGAGGAACGCTGATGGAGATGGTGACGCTGCCCGCGGCGGTGCTTTTCGGCACGATGATTGGTTTGGGAGTGACGGGCTTCCTGCTGGCGAAGGAAACGCGCCCGTGGTATGTGTACATTCTGCTGGCGCTCGTCAACTGTTTCATTTCGATTCTTGTTTACGCCGGAACGGATGCGCTTGCCGCGTGGTTGGGGGGATGACAATGATGGTTATCGGTTTGCTGTGTCTGCTGGCGGCTACGGTATGTGTTGCTTGCGCATTTATCAATAAGGAGTGATGATGGTTGTGCGAGAATTGCAAGATGAGATTGTAACGGTTGTGTTTTCCGAACTTCTTCGAGCGCAGAAAGAGCATGGAGAGACGTTCAACTCCATGCCGGAGGCGTTCTCCGTGATTTGGGAAGAAGTCGAAGAAGCGAAAGAAGAGATGCAGCGTGTCATCCGAAAGGCAAACGACGTCTGGCTTGCGAACCGCCGAGACGACGAGAAAGTATTCACGATGTGCGCGAGCAAAACAGCAGCGGCAGCTACACTGCTGGCTTGCGAAGCTGTGCAGGTTGCTGCTATGTGCATCAAGGCGCAGAAAGGAGGTACAGCATGGTCGAAAGGCAAGAATGGCTGAACGCACTGACAATCTGCCCGGTTTGCAACGCAGTGATGAAGCGATACACTACGATTGATGTTCAAGGAGGCGCATGGGTAAAATGTACAAATCCAGAATGCGGACTACACGGCGTTCTCTTTATGCCGATGTAGTCCCGACGGAGGATGAAGAGCAGGAAGCCCTTTTTCATTGGGCAGATGCTCAAAGCGCAACGAAGCCGTGGCTGAAAGGGATGTTCGCCATCCCGAACGGCGGTTATCGCGCCAAAGCAACCGCCGCGAGGATGAAGCGAACCGGGACGCGTGCAGGAGTGCCTGACATCTTCCTGCCCGTCTCCAACGGGCGCGAACACGGGCTTTTTATCGAAATGAAGCGGCGGAAAGGCGGGAAGGTATCGACATCGCAGAAAGAGCGCATGAAAATGCTGACTGCCGAGGGCTACCGCTGCGTTGTGGCGAAGGGCTGCCAAGAAGCAATTGACGCAATTATGCGATACATGGACGGAGAGTGAGACAATGGTGGACACCGACGACATCCGGTACTCTTTTTGGCTGGAGAAAGAGCTGGAAAAGAACGTCAAGCGGCTTGCGGGGAACGTATCGCGCGGATGCAAAAGCCGCCACGATGCCTACAAAGTCAGAGCGACGCAAGACGCAATCAGGCGACTAAACGGCGAAAAGGAGGCAAACGGAGCAATCGAGAAGGTACAAGATATGCTGTACACGGAGCTAATGAGCGGACAGATTCGCCCTGCGCTGTATACAGCTGTCATCAAGGCGTTTGAAGGGGTAAAATAATCGTGGGCGGTTGCGGGAGGGGAAAATGGTTGACTTAAAGCGGATGCGGTATCTCATCAGGCGGTATCCTATGGCTTGCTTGCGAGCAGAACAGGCGCGAATCCGGGCGCAGAAGCTGACGCGGACAATCAGCGACGCGCCGCGCGGTGGCGGGAGTATGAACAGCACGGAGGAAGGGCTGCTGTATCGCGTCGAGGCGCTGGAGCGCAAGAAAGCAATCTGGGACGAGTTGTGCACGATGCGCGAAGAGCTTGCGCCGCTGGTTGATGCGCTGGAAAGTCCGCTGGAAATGCAGTGCATGAGAATGCGGTATCTGGAGGGAAGGAGCGTCCGGGAAATCAGCTACAATCTGGCGTATTCCGAGCAACACGTTTTCCGCGTAATTGGTAACGCAGAGCGGAAAATCCAGAGCGCGGAATAAGGCGGTCGCGCATCGAAAGGTGCGCGATTTCCTTTGCAAAAAATCTCGAAAAAAATGTGATTTGCCCTTGACATATACGGCAGTACATGCTATAATAATAGTGTCAAGGGGCGGTACAAAAAGAGCCCCGGACAGAAAGAGGTAATGTATGGGCTTTTTGAACAATATGTTTGGCGACCTGGGCATCCATCGCATTTCTAATAACTACTTCTCGATGAGCCATATAAACGAGGATGGGACGAAAATCATTGTCCGTGTCGATAGGGGACAGGTGTTCAAAACAAAGTACGGTTACGGATTGATTCTCGACCAAAATCATGTTCAGTTTTTGAAGTCATGGGCGGTCAACGATAACTGGTACGGAATGTATATTATGCTGGATAAGCAGTATTTTACCCCGAAAGAATGGGGTGAGTTTGAGGACTATCCGGTAGAAAAAGAAAATCTTGACTTTGAAACATGGGTAAAAACTGCAAAAGAACAGGAGAATATGGCAAAGAAAGACCGCATAAATTTTCAAGTTTACTGGCGTTGAGTAAAAAAAACGGGAGGAGTAAAGCATATGATTGATACCCAAAAGGCGCGAAAAGCGCTGACGGAAAATGAAGCGACCGTCATCAACTACCTGAACAGGCACGGCATTGATGGCGAATTGACCGTGCAGACCTGCACACGGACGAAGTTCACCATTCGGCGCGGTAGAGACGGCGCAGAAATCACGTTCGACCTTCCTGCGCGTCTCTATCGCGCTGGTTATCCAAACATCAATTCTTTTCTGGCAACCGTCCGCGACCTTATTCAACCGTCGAGGAAGCGCTACCCCAGCGAAGTTTCCGAAGAGGAAATCGCGCGGTATATGCCTGGAAAATGGTCGTCGGACTACATTGCCGCTATTATCGCCTATGTTAAGCGAGTAAAAAAAATCGGTATGATACTTTACATTGTTTCAGAGTATGACATCGAAGCGCAGTCGTGTTTTCGCGGTTCTCATGAAGACTTGCTGCGCCTTGACAAATTCGACGGCTACGACCGTGCAGAAGAGAGTGGGCATCCTCTGCTAGTTACGGAGGACAAGGAAAAGGCAGAAAAACTTTTTGCCGGAAAAACATCAGGCTTCTACGGGCACGGAGGAATCGCATATAAACATGGATTCTTTTACGGCGGATATCAAGTCAATGCGCCGGAAGATGAAGATGACACCATGCCGGAAATCGAATGTGTTTGTTCGTCGGACGCGCCAGTTGAAATCAACGTGTACCGCCGCGACAATGATGCAGATTGGGATGAAGAGGGCGAAGTCGTTGCAACCTTCTCTACCTACGCGGAAGCCTTCGCAGAACGAAATTTGTCTGCGACCTGTGACAGGGACAGCGAATACTACGTCCAATAAGAAGAGGATACAAAATGCGTAAAGAGTATTACCAAGGGGACATTTCCGTCCGCGCGATGAAGAAGTATCGAGAAAAAGAAGGAATCAAGACGGTGCGCTTCGACGTTCGCGCTGGGAGCAAAGAGGCGCTGGAAGAAGAAGCAAAGCGCCGCGGTATCTCGGTGGCGCAGCTAATCGTTGATTCCGTAAACGCCTATGTCGGGCGTGTAATAATTAACAACAGAAAACAATAATAGCATAGGGCGCATCCGCTGGGGTGCGCCTTTTTCGTTGCGCAAAAAGTTTGCAAAAATCGCAAAAAAAATGTGATTTGCCTCTTGACGCATACGGCAGTATATGCTATAATAATAGTGTCAGGAGGGCGGTACAAAATAAAAGCCCCCGACAGAAAGGGAAAGACAATGACTGATAAAGAAAAAAGCGCGGCGCTGTTTGAACAGCACCGCCAAATGACCAAGGCGTGGGAAGCGCAAATTGACGCACTCAACCAAGAAGAAAGCATCACCGACGAGGAATACGAACAGAAGCTCATGGAGCTTTACAATCAACACAAAGAAAAAGCGGATGCGTTTTGGCTTAAAGCGTTTGCACTGCGATTTCCGAAGCGCAAGGGCTGGTTCGCGGACGTTTTCGCGCCTTCGTTCGGGATTTGCGAAAACAAGAAACTTTCGCCGAAGCAAACACAAGTGTTCATCGACTACTGCATCAGTGATGCGGATACATGGCGGAATGGCAATACGTACTGCCGGTTTGGAGACAAGCTGGTAACGCTCACTCGCCCGCGTTACGCAAATGGATGCGGATACGTTACAATAAGTCAACTGTAAATGAATAGGGCGCATCCGCTGGGGTGCGCCTTTTTCGTTGCGCAAAAAGTTTGCAAAAATCGCCGAAAAAAATGTGATTTGCCCCTTGACATATACGGCAGTATATGCTATAATAATAGTGTCAGGAGGGCGGTACAAATAAAAGCTCCGGACAGAAAGAGGTAAGAATTATGAAGTTCGCGAACATCAAGAAGGGCGTCCGCATTACCGAAAAGATGGCGCAGAAGCTGGCTATCAACTGGTACTACGAAACGAAGAAATACTGCTACGAGTTGCAGTACGGGGACGAAACGATGGATGGCGACTACGAGCGCAGCATCGTTCGCTGGAAGAAAGGCGAAGAGTACAAGCCTTCCGAAGTCGTTGCAACGCTGGCGTGAACAGGAAGGAGGAGCAAGCACCATGTCAAACGAAGAAATCATCGCCAAGTCCGCCATCAGCGCGGGCATCTTCTCCGAAGAGGAAGCCGCAGCCTACATCATGAACGGGTTGCGCCTCCCGATTCACACCTTCGCCGAGTGGAAGAATCACGGGTACATGGTTAAAAAGGGCGAACACGCCGCGCTGACCGTGAGCATCTGGAAGCCCAAGACGAGCAAGAGGAAAAAGGACGAAAAGACCGTTGACGCAAAGGAAGAGAATAGCGGGTTCTTCCTGACGACCGCCTACCTGTTTACAAAACAGCAGGTGGAAGCAATCAAGCCCGCATAATCGCAACAGAATGCCGCCCGAAAGCCGTTGGAGCAATCGGGCGGGGGAATTTATAGGAGAAGCAGACAAACCCATTAGAACGCGAAATAGGAGGCAACACGGGTATGTATTATGAAATCAATGAGGAAACCGCGAAGGCATCAAAGCAGATGATGTCATTCGACGATTACGAGGGAAACAGCGCAACGAACGAGTATCGCGTAATGTGCGACAGGGCACAGTCAATCGCAGAGGCGCAGAAGCAGAAGCACCCGGAATGCGCAAAAACGATTGACATGCTGCTCAACCGCTACTGCCGGAAGTTGGCGGAGTGGATTAACCGCGAGAACGCTATCGGAACGATGTGTCCTTCTGTCATGATTGCCGGTCCTGCTGGCATCAATCGAGCGAAGAAGGAAAAGCAGATTGCTGCATATAAAAGAAACGCGGAAAAGTACGAAGAAATCAGCGGATTGATTCGCCGCATACAGAGCGTCGGAACGGGCGGAATCAAGGCAGGAGACGCAAACGCGCTGGAAAAGCTCAAAAACAAACTGGAAAACATGGAGGAATGTTATCAGACGATGAAAAAGGCGAACGCCTACTACAAAAACAACGGAACGCTTGACGGGTTTTATCTCTTTGACGAGATAACAGAAGAAAAAATGCACGAATACAAACACAGCGGGCAACCGTTTAGTGCTTACACGCTGCAAAACTGTATCGCAGAGATACGGAGAATCAAGGCACGAATTGCAAGTATCACCGCCGTGAAGGAGGAAGGGGGCGGCGAAAAGGTAATCAAGGGAATCCGCGTGGTAGAGGATACGGACGACATGCGCATTCGCCTGATTTTCCCGGATAAGCCCGACGAGGAGACGCGAAACGCGCTAAAGGCAAACGGCTTTCGCTGGTCGCCGAAGAACAGCGCGTGGCAGCGGATGCTCAACGCAAATGGGCGCTGGGCGGCAAAGAACTTCCTTGCAACGGTAAAAGATGAGAGCAATGAGAGCTAAAAGCGTGATATAATGTAAAATGTAAAAGCAGCAAGAGAGACGCAAGCAGTGATGCAAGCGTCTTTTTTGTTGGAAGAGGCGACTATGGAAGTGCTGCTCTTGCCTCTTCAGCGGCGGGATTTATGCGCGATGCGCTTTGTTGCGTTGGTGGGGACGCGACGGACGAAGAGGAGGGAAAAATGGAGCAATTGACGCTTGCGGAAGCATCGGAGGAGTACAAGGCGTTTGTTGATAAGTTCAAGCCGAAACTGACGACCGATGATTGCTATACGCCGCCGAACATTTACGAAACGGTGAAAGAGTGGGTGTTCGAGCATTACAACCTTGATAAAAGCACGAAGGTAATTCGTCCATTTTATCCGGGCGGCGATTACGAACACGCAGAATATCCAGAAAACAGCATCGTCATCGACAACCCGCCATTCTCCATCCTCTCAAAAATCGAAAAATTCTACCTTGCGCGTGGAATCCGCTTCTTCTTGTTTGCACCCGGAACTGCTTGTTTCAAGTCGTACAACGGATTGCATTGCGTATGCGTCGGCGGACAAGTAACTTATCAAAACGGTGCAAACGTCAACACATCATTTGTGACAAACTTGGGGGGGTATTTGGTTGAGACTGCGCCGGACTTATACCGCAGAATAAAGACAGAAAACGAGAAAAACGTCAAAGCGCAGAAAAAACAACTTGACAAGCTGAAATTCCCGCCGCAAGTCGCAACCGCCGCGCAACTCAACCAGCTTTCCGCGAAAGGACAATACTTCACGCTCGACGAGAAGGAAGTTTTTCTTACAAGAACGCTCGACAACGCGAAGAAAGGCGTTTTTGGGAGATGCTTCCTGCTGTCGGAGAAGGCCGCGGCAGAAAGAGCAGCGGCAGAAAGAGCAGCAAATGATGAAACGATTTACATTGCGCTGTCAGAGCGCGAAAAGGAAATCATCAAAGGGTTAGGAGGTGCGGCGGAAACGTGACGGACTTTGACCTCGACATCCCAGAAATCCACTTCCCGGACACAATCGAACTTGACGACGACATAGACTTCTCCGTCGCTGACTTCTCCCTCGTGGACGAGGAAGAGCAGACGCGCATCATGAAGCCCAAGATGGCAAAGTCGGCAATCTACAACAAGGCGGATTTTCAGCACGCACGCGACCTTGCCGCAAAAATTTGTCTGGAACGCAACGCACGTACTACTTGCATCGTTCCGGGCAATTTCATTTTTGGCGACTTGCCGGAAGCGCTTGTAATGTATCGCGGCATCGACCTCAAAACAATCTACTGCTCAACGTTGTCACTGTCGGAAAACAACGTGGACAGCTTCAAAAATCTGCTGCTTTTCCGCAACGTAGAGAAAATCAATCTGATGCTATCCGGCTACTTCTACAGCCACTACAAAACGGATTTAATTCCGTATCTGTACGAAGAACTGGACATCGACAACAAATTGCAAGTGGCGTTCACAAACACGCACATGAAAATTCTGCTAATGGAAACGCACAAGGGGAATCATTATGTACTGACGGGGAGCGCGAATTTGCGGAGCGCGTCTTGCCTGGAACAATTCGACTTCGAGGAGAACGAGGAGCTGTTCAACTTCTACCGGGAAGCGTTCGACAATCTCATTGAAAAGTATAAAACAATCGACCACACGAAACCAAAAATCGCAAGGGGGAATAAAGCATGGCAAGCGGTTCGGGCAAATGGGAAAAATACAACAAGGCAGTAAGGGGCAGCAGCAATGCGAAATCCAGACGGAAAAAGTACGACACTGGTCCGATTGCAGACGAAAATGGAAATCTGCTTTTTTAACTGGCGGTGAGTAAATGCCAACGGAACAGGAAAAAAAACAGTATCCAAAGGGGAAACACCCGAATAGCCTTGCGAACCTGAAAAAGGGTCCAAGGTTCGGGAGTGGCGCGGGAAACACAGTGGACGCGCGCAAAGCAAACGAGAAGTCAACGGAAAAAAAGCGCGCAAAACAAAGCATCCAAGAAATCGCGCTGGAATTAGTAGACACTCCACAGCAAAACGGAAAAACGCTTCGGCAAGCACTGGCAATGCGACTTATTAAGATGGCAGCAGACGGCAACCTTGCAGCAATCCAGTTTCTGCTGAAAGTCATCGGCGAAGACCCCGGAGACGTTGTGACCGTCAAAACGCCGCAGTTGTCCGAGGACGCGAAAGCCGACATTGACAAGCTGCTGAAAGAAACGCGGGGAGAAGTAAAATGACGACGCTGACGCGGGATGAAGTGTGGAACATCTGGCGATACCATCCCGCCGCCGTCGGCAGAATGTGCGGATTCCGTGATTTAACGGACGAACTTCACGGACGCTGGATGCAGCACATCATCTTCGGAGCGGACGACTACACGCTCCAAGCACACCGCCTATCCTACAAGTCCTCCTGCCTTTCCGTTGCGCTGGCAATGTGGTGCGTCCTCAATCACGGGAAAAACGCGATTTTCATGCGGAAAACCGACAGCGACGTTGTGGAAAGCATTGCGCAAGCGAAAAAGGTATTCGCCAACGAGGCTTTTTGCTACATGGCGCAAATCCTCATGCAGCAGGACGTGACGCTGCTTAAATCGGGCGGCAACTGTATGACGGTAAGCGTGTACGATTCGCCGCGTGGTGCTGACCAGCTAATCGGCATCGGCTGCGGTTCGTCCATGACTGGCAAGCACGCGGATTTGATTGTGTGCGACGACGTTGTAAACCTTAACGACCGCATCAGCCGCGCAGAACGAGAGCGCACCAAGGGCGTTATACAGGAGCTGCGAAACATCGTCACCCGCGACGGGCGAATCGTCTTTATCGGCACACCGTGGCACATCGAGGACGCGTTCACGATGGTTGCGCCGCCGGAAAAGCACGATTGCTATTCCACCGGGTTGATTGCGCCGGAGAAACTGGAAGAACTGCGGAAGTCCATGTCACCGTCGCTGTTTGCCGCGAACTACGAGTTGCGCCACATCGCCGCCGAAAACGCGCTGTTCGACACGCTGCCGACGTTCACGCCGGAAGCGGGGAAGCTACGGGACGGCATCGCACACGTTGATGCTGCCTATGGCGGCGAGGACTACACCGCGCTGACGTGCGCCAAGCGGGACGGCGACACACTGTATTTGTACGGACGCTTGTGGCGCAAGCACGTTGACACGCTGATGGAGGCACTGCAATCGGAGACGGAGCGCCTCATGTGCGCCCCGATTTACTGCGAAACAAACGGCGACAAGGGATATTTGGCGCGGGAATTGCGCCGCCGAAACATGGCAGTACGCGCATACCCGGAGAAAATGAACAAGTATCTAAAAATCAGCACATACCTCAAAAAGTGGTGGGGGAATATCGTGTTTTTGGAAGGCACGGACAAGGATTATATCGCGCAGATTATGGACTACACCGAGGATGCAGAGCATGACGATGCGCCGGACAGCGCCGCGTGCTGCTGCCGAATTCTCGACAGGAGCGGCGCGAGTTTATATGTTGGGGGGTGATACAGGTGTTTACCAAAATTACATGGCAGGACTGGCAGAACGAGCCGGACAAGGGCAAGGCGACGCTGGCGGTTATTGGTGCATACAAGCACAGCGAGGACTTCGACAAGGCGGGCATCGCGCAACGATACTACGAGGCGAAGAACGATACAGTTTCCGCGAAAGTCGTGCTGCAAGCGACTACATCGGAGACGGAGCAGACAACCGCCGACGGGAAGAAGGTAAAGAAGAAAGCGACGGCAACGCAAGCAATCCCCGGACAGCGCATTTACAGCGATTTTTTCCGCCGCTTTACAATGCAGCAGGCTAATTATCTGCTGGGTAACGGCGTGGAGCTGGAAAACGACGAAATGAAGGGCAAGCTGGGAATCGGGTTCGACACGACGCTTGCGAAAATCGGACTGTATGCGCTTGTTCATGGCGTGTGTTGGGGCTACTGGAATCTCGACCACGTTGAGATTCTGCGTGCGTACACGGATAAAAACAGCGGATTTGTGGCGCTGCTGGACGAGCTAACGGGCGAACCGATGGTTGGCGTGCAGTTCTGGCAGATTGGCGACGACAAGCCGCTGATGGCGCGTGTTTTTGAGCCGGACGGCGTGACGGTGTACAAGACGCGCGAAAATGCCTCTGATTTGGAGGTGGCGCAGGAGAAACGTGCCTATAAACGCACATATGCGAGAGACATCACAGGCGAGCGCCTTGTCTCCGAGGAGAATTATAGCGCGCTGCCGATTGTGCCGTTATACGCCAACGACAAGAAGCAGACGGAGCTGACGCTTGCGATTCGCTCAAAAATCGACTTGTACGACATCGTTCTTTCCGACTTTGGCAACAATCTGGAGAAGGCGAACGATGTTTACTGGGTGCTGAATAATTTCGGGGGCAACTTCGACGAGGTGGCGCTGATGCTGGAACAGATTCACAGACTGAAAGCAATCGCAAACATTTCCGACGGCACGTCATCCAGCACAGTAACGCCGGAGACGTTTGAAGTGCCGTATGCCGCGCGCCAAACCGCGCTGGAACTGCTGGAACGGCAGCTTTATCGCGATTATATGGCGCTGGACGTGTCGGAGCTGACGGGCGGCAGCCTGACGAACGTTGCAATTCGGGCAAGCATGGCGAATCTGGACTTGAAGGCGAACGCCTACGAATGGCAGTGCTTTGATTTCGTACAGAAACTTCTGCGGATTCTGGGCATTGAAACTGAGACAATCCGCTTTAAGCGGCAGACGATTGCCAACGAGAGCGAAATCATCCAGAACATCTACACTGCGCAGGGCGATTTGGACAAGGAGACGCGATTGAAGCTGAACCCGATGATTCAGCCGGAGGAAATCGACGACATCATCAAGCGTGGGGAGGAAGAATCACTTCTTGGCATCCGCATGGCGCAACAGGCAATGCAGAAGACAGGCGAGGAGGAAGAAGATGCTGTATCTGATGGTGATTCTTCAAGTGCTGGCGGCGAATAACGTCGTCGTTCCGGGCTGGCTTTTGTGCATCGGCTGGTGGATGGTAGCGGTTCGACTTGTCTTGCGCATCCTGATTGCATTTTTTGACACTGGGGAGACGGGCAAGCCGTGACGGACGTGGAGCGCAACGATTTGCGCGAAGCCGCACTGCAAATGCGCATAAAGTCGATGTACCAAGAGGCGCTTGACATCGCCACGGAGCGCCTGAAAGACTTCTTGCGGAAAAAGCAGCAAGTGGACGAAGGCAAGATAAAGCCGCCCGCATACTACGACACGCCAGAAAAGGTAGAGAGGTGGAAAGCTGGTTTTCTCCGCGAACTCATCCGCCAATACCGGGTGGAAGAAGTCATCATGGAAGAAATCTGCAAGGCAGGGAACCGGGCAACCGACGACATCCGCAACACGATGGGCGACGTGTACGCCGATAGTTTAGGCGAGGCGCAAACCGTCATCGAGGCGCAGGCAGACCGCGCGGGTGTAAAGGTGTCGTTCGCGCAGCCCAACAAGCGCGAAATCAAAGCGATTTTCGCCGCGCACGAAACAGCATTTACGAAGCTGGCGTACAAGAATCTTGGACAGAACACCGAGATTCGCCACAAACTGCAAAACGCGCTGGCGCTGTCATCCACGCTTGGCGAGGACAGAAAAAAACTGATGAACCGCATCAGCGACATTACAGGACAGAGCGAGTGGCAAGCGCGGCGCGTGGCGCAGACGGAGCGGACGCGGTCACAAAGTCAAGCGAGTTATGCCGCATCGCAGGAAGCCGCAGACCAAGGTGTGACGGTTTACAACAAGTGGTTCTGCCGCTTCCAGAACAGCCGTGAAGCACACATGGCACGGCACGGCAAGATGGCGAAGCAGGGAGAATGCTTCCCGAACAGCAACATCCGCTTTCCGGGCGACCCGAACGGAAGAGCAGCGGAAACAATCAATTGCCACTGCATGATTATGCCAAAAGTCATCCTGTCCACCGAGTATGTGGACGCAGACGGCAACATCCGAAAGAGGGAAAAGGAATGAGCGGATTCGTAGACCACACGCCGGAAATCAATCAAAAGCTGGAACAGGCAATGTTTGTCGGGCTTTTGGCGGTTGCGCAAGAATCCGTCGGCATGGTACGCGAGAAGATGGTTACTGGCTATGAGCACAAGGTCTACGACACTGGCAATCTGGCGCGAAGCATCACCGCCGACATCGACCCGGACAACAACGAAGTAACCATCGGCACAAACGTTGAGTACGCGCATTATGTGCACGATGGACACGCGGGACACGCCGTTTTCTTTCCCAAGTTGGGCGACAAAGGCGAGTTCCGCGTCATGCCGGGAGGATACACCCCCGGCAGACCGTTCATGACGGACACGTTCGCAGATTCCGCAAACGCGGAACGCCTTGTGGACATCATGGCGGACGTAATCAAGCAAAATATGGACTAATTACAGCAACATCAGCGCATGGCAAAGCACCGCCGTGCGCTGTTTGCATATACGCGGAAAAGCAAAGCACCGCTTAGCCGCAAACAATCAAAGGAGCAAAGCACCGCGCCCCGAAGCAAAGGAGATTGAATCATGAACATCCTCACCCGAAAAAACCTGAAAGCCCTGAATGTGCCTGATGAAGCGATTGACGCAATCGTGGAAGCCCACAGTGACGCAATCAACGACATCAAGGCGGAGCGTGACAAGTACGCGGAACAGGCGCAGCAGATTGCAGCGCTGACCACGGAGCGCGACACGCTCAAACAGCAGCTTGCCGACGCGAAGAAGAGCGGCGGCGACGCGCAGAAGATTCAGGAGGCGTTCGACGCCTACAAGCAGCAGGTGGAAACGGAAAAGAAAACTGCGACGCTGACAACCGCCGCAAGAAAGCTGCTGACCAGCAAAGGGATGCAGGAGAAACTTGCCGACCTCGTAATGGCAAAGCGCGGACTGGACGGCATCGAACTCGACGACAAGGGCGCAATCAAGGACGGCGACAAGCTGATTGACGCGCTCAAGGGCGAGTATGGCGATCTTTTCTCCACGCAGCAGCAGCAGGGTACACCTACCACAACCCCGCCGAGCGGCGGCAATGCCACGCACGGCAGCGGACGCGCCGCAGCACTGGCGGCGAAGTACGCGCAAGATATGTATGGCGCAGTTGCGCCGGAAGGAGCGAACAAATGAGTTTTACCAGCAAGGCAACCGGGACTGTTTACCAGCCCGGTTATTTTCTTGAGAACGCGGAGGACGCAATCCGCGAAACCAAGCAGATTAAGCAGTCGGGCGCTACCACCGCCGAAAACGGCGCGAAGTACGTCAAAATGGGGACTGTTTACCCCGCGAACGACGGCACTGCCGTCGGCATCGTGTACGAGGACGTGGACGTTACCAGCGGTGATATGCCCGGCAGCGTCGTGACGCGCGGCACGGTTTACGAGAGCCGTCTGCCCGCCGCAATCAACAGCACCGCCAAGAGCGCGCTGACGGCAAAGGGCTTCTACTTCATCGCCGCCGAAGCCGCGACGGTTCGCCCGTACTGACGAAAGGAGAATACTATGCAGATTCCGTCTTTTGAGAACAATATTTTCGGTCTGATTCCAAAGGAAGAGTGGCTTGACGTCGGCTTTAATGTCACCCGCCCGAACGACCCGGTTGATGCGCTGTTCCCCGACCAGTACAGCGACAATCTGGTTGCAAAGTGGCAGGAGATTGCCAACCAGTACCAGCTTCCTGTTATGGCTGACTTCCACAGCTTCGACAGCCGGACGAACATCGCCACCCGCATCCCCGTCGATACGCACAGCATCGAAAAGGGACTGATTAAGGTAAAGATTAACCAGTCTGAGCGTATGCGTGCGCTGCTGCGTTCCGGCGTGCAGAACGATGCCATGTATGATTATGTTATCCGTGATGGCATCATGCTTGCCGACCAAGTTGTGACGCGCACCAAGGTTGCGAAGAACGAGGTTCTGGCAACCGGCAAGATGACCATCAAGGAAAATAACCTCGACCTGACCATCGACTACGGCGTGAAGCCGGAACAGACGGAATTCACGTTCGATTTCAGCGAGGACGCGGACATTCCGGCACAGATTCAGTTCGTGGTGGACACCGCGCTGGACGCTGGCACGACGCTGGACACCATCGTAACGAGCCGCAAGGTTATCAACAAGATTCGCGCGAACAGCGCAGTTCAGAAGCGCATCAACGGCACGTTGAGCGAGGGCGCGTATGTAAGTAACGCCGCGCTTAATACGTTCTTCTCCACGGAGTACGGCATCAACCGCGTTATCACTAACGATTTGCAGTATGCCATTGACGGCGGCATCGGTGCGGACGGGCGACCGATTCGCACCACCAAGCGCTATTTCCCGCAGGACAAGATGACGTTCATCGGCACGGGCAGCGCCATGACGCGCATCGGCGCGGGCTTGTGGGGACAGACCCCGGAAGAGACGGTCAACACCGCAAACACCGGGCTTAACGTCAATCAGTCCGGGCAGCACCGCTATGTGATGGTGTCGCAGTGGGTTGAGAATGACCCCGTTGTTCTGTGGACGCGGGCATCCGGCTTGTTCATGCCGGTTATCTTCAACCCGCAGAGCATCTGGATTGCTACCATCACGGACGCGGCGACGGGGCAGTTGACGGTTTCCTCTGCCGCCGGCACTGGCAAGGGCAACACGAAGCTGACGGTCAGCCCCGCGAAGGAATCCAGCTCTAATCTGTACAAGGTGAAGGCTGGTACGACCGCGCCGACTGCGACCTACGGGCAGAATGTCCGCACTTGGAGCAACTGGGACGGCACATCTGACCTTGCGATTGCGACGGGGCAGAAGGTGACGGTTGCGGAATGCACCAGCGACTACCGCGTGATTCGTTCCGGCAGCGCGACGGTGACGGCAGCGACCTAATGGAGGTGGAAACATGGCTGTGACGCTGGAAATGGCAATGCGCGAGTGTAACAACTTTTTTGAGCGCTGCAAGTACACGGGAGAGATTCGCATCGCGGGCGGTAAAATCGTCCCTGATGTAGGTTCTCCGTATGTGTACATCCGCGGCAGCGCGCGGAACGACGGCGTTCACAGCCTTGTTTCTGGCGCAATGGAGGACGCGAACGGGGAGGAAACTTTCGACGGCACGTTGTGGTTTCTTTACCCGCCGCGCCCGTTCATCGAGATTGCAAAACAGTGCGCGGAGTACGAGACGAAAAACCCGACGGGGGCTTATACGTCTGAATCGTTCGGGCATTACAGCTATTCGCGAGCGACTGGCAGCAATGGCGTTGTAACGTGGCAAGCGGCATTCGCGGACAAACTGCGACCGTATCGCCATATGTACACGGAGGTGGGCTGATGGCATGGACAGACTTTCTGGATGACGCTTGTATGATGGATAAGCGCACGGAATCTGACGGCATGGGCGGCATCGTTGTCACATGGGAAGATGGCGCGCCGTTTCGTGCCGGATTCATCCGCAACAGCAGCACGGAAGCCCGGATTGCATACCAGAACGGCATCCGCGAACTTTTCACCATCGTGTTTTCCGATATGCTGGAACTGCTTCCGAACGACCGCGTGAAGCGGATTTCCGACGGCAAGGTATTCCGCATTACGTCGGACGCGCGGGATATGACAACGCCGGAGCAGAGCGATATGCACTTCCGGGAGGCTGACGCGGAGGTGGTGACTGCGTGATTGACTTGCAGCGGAAACTATACAAGTTTTGGAACAGCTTCACCTACGAGGGCAAGCCCATCCCCGCGTATGTTGAGGACGCAGTTCCGGCAGAAGCGTCTTTTCCCTATTTCGCGTTTCGGTTGCAAGAGGGGGACGCATTCGGAAAATCTGCAATGATTTGCACGCTGTGCTGTCAGGCGGAAAGTGGAAGCAACGTAAACTTGCAGCGCGCAGCAATCCTCGACGAGGTTCGCCGCGCTATTCCGCCGGAGGGAACGGCAATCTATTGCGACGATGGCTTTATCACGCTATACCGCAACAATAGCAACTTTTTCCGCCTTGAAGTAGACACGACGCTCAAAAGCGTCTGCTATGGGCGGATTTACTACGAAATCGTGACTTACTACACCTAACAGGAGGTAACAAAATGACGACTGGTCTTCGGGCAAGCACATTTGAGAACTTGCAGCTCAATGCCGGGATGTTTCTCGCAAATTTTGACTATTCCACCGCCACGGACGCGGCGACGCTGGGCGCGCTGCTGAAAACGGAGCGCGAAAAGACAAGCGGCTCTGCGCTGATTGGCGCAACGCGCGGCGGCGGCACGTTCGTCTGCACGCCCAACACGCGCAGCATCGAGGCGGACGGCAAGCGAGAGGAATGGAAAGGCAGCAGCGTCAACGATGGCTGGACTATCAAGCTGACGACTACCCTACTGGAAATCAATGCTACCAACCTTAAGCGTTCTTTCGGCACTGCCGACGTGACGGACGTGGAGAAGAAGCACACCATCAAGATTCGCACCGACATTAAGGACGCAGACTATATTGAGAGTCTCGTCTGGGTTGGCGACACCTCGAAGGGCTATGTGCTGATTGCCATCAAAAACGCGCTGAACACGGCGGGCGCAACGCTGACTTGGACGGACAAGGGCGAGGGCACTATTCCGGTTGAGTTTACCGCGCATCAGGACGGGCTGGAAACCGACGGATATGCGCCTTGTGAGGTCATTTTCTTCGACCCCGCCGCCTAACAACACGCGGCAGGGTTCGCGCCCTGCCGCACTTTCGTGAATTTTGAGGAGGAAAACGCATGAATACCGCAACCGCATTTGAGCAGATGGCGAACGCCATTCCGTATATTGATAAGCTGGTAAATAGCAAGGAAATGAAAGCCTTTGTGGAAGAAAAGAGCAAGGGCGATGTTGTCGGGCGCGACATCCTGATGAAGATGCTGCCGATTCTGTACGCCAAGCATCCAAAGGAAACGATGGGCATTCTCGGCGCGATGCACGGCAAGACGGCGGAGGAAGTCGCAGAAATGGACTTCACGGAAACCGCCGCCATGATGGACAAGGACACGCTCGATTCGCTGTTTGCTTTTTTTACCTTTGCGCTTCGTCTGGGGTGCATCATGTAATCCCTGCGCTGTACAAATACCGCCCTCGAAACGTTCACGCGCTGGGGGTGCTTCTGGCGCACGAAACGCAGGAGGAAGCAAAACGTTGCTACATGGCTAATATGGCGTGGATGACGGTGCTTGCAATTTCGTCGTTCGGCGGCGCGAATCTGGAAATCCCGTCATACAGCGACGTTTTCGGCGAAGAAAAGCACGAAACAAAGCAAAAAACAGCAGAGGAAATCTGCGACGACATTATAAACGGATTAATGGCGAGGGGAGGTGCAGAAGATGGCGGAAGCATTTGAGTTGTACGCAAGTTTTAAGATTGATACAAGCGGATACACGCAAGAGCTGAATAAGATCCGGCAGGAAATGCAGCAGTTCCAGCAAGAACTGAATAGCTTTGCAGTGCATCCGACGTTTGACGGTGGACGTTTTCAGACGGAATTGCAGCAAGCGCAGCAGCAGTCCACGCAAGCGGCGGAGGAAATCCAGCGTTTGCAGCAACAAATCCAGTCTTTGCAGCAAGCCGCAGACGGAGGCGATTCGGGCGGCGGTGTCCTTAGCGGATTTTTGAGCCGCCTTGATGTTATTGGTGATATTGCAAGCGGACAGTTCCTTGCCAACATGGCAGTAAACGGCATCAATAGCATTATCGACGGCGTCACGGGTTCGATTAGCGAATCAATCGGACTTGCGTCCGACCTTGTGGAGACGCAGAACGTTGTTGATGTGACGTTTGAGGATTCCGCGTCCACCATCAACAAGTGGGCGCAGGAGGCGCTGAACGCCTACGGCATCACGGAAACCAAGGCGAAACAGTATTCGTCCACGCTGGGCGCTATGCTGAAATCCATGGGCATAGCGGATGACCAAGTTCTCCAAATGTCTATGGATATGGCGGGGCTGGCGGCGGATATGGCGTCGTTCTACAACCTCGACCACGACACGGCATTTGAGAAAATCCGCTCCGGCATCTCCGGGGAAACCGAACCGTTGATTTTAGCGGCTTAATGGAGAAATCCATTCTGAAACTGCTGGTGAACGCAAGCAAAAGCGGTGTGCATGAAAATGCGCTAACGGTAAAACTCTAAACTTGTTGAAAAGTTTGTGGATTTGTGATATAATACCTTTGAGGTGAAAAATTTGAAAGGTGTTATCTATCGCTATAATTCCCCAAGCGGAAAAATCTATGTAGGGCAAACAATGATTCTCGAAAGAAAGCGAATCAACAAGCATAAATTCGAGGCGTATACAAAGAAATGCAATACGCCGTTTGGAAATGCGATTCGCAAGTATGGATGGGAAACAATCAGGGCAACATACGCAGTAATTGAACATGTCGAAGGGATAGACAAAAAGGACTTAAAAGCTAAACTGACGGAACGCGAAAACTATTGGATTCAAGAGCTTGATACATTCGTTCCCAACGGTTACAATGTGAAGCTGACAAACCAGCACACATTAGGCGAGTACCGGAACAAAGAAGCCATGTATACGAAAATCAGCAGCGCGCTGAAAGGAAAATACATGAATCAACCGGCTACAAGCAAGTCAATCGTCGATGTGACCACAGGGATAACGTACCCGTCAATTAGTGCAGCAAGCCGCAGTACAGGCATATTGGTACAATCAATATGTGGGGTACTCAAAGGAAGATACCTTCACGCAGGTGGACACCGTTTTTGCTACATAAAGGAAGATGGAACGCCTGACACATCAAACCTTCGTCAAAAAAACAGAAAGCAACTGCCTGTTTATTGCCCCGAATTGGATAAATCGTTTGTTTCAGCCTATGAAGCAGCTAAGTATATTGGGCATCCGGACGGGAAAAACAACATACGCACTGCCGCGCAGACTGGTAAACAACGATATGGACTTACATGGGTTTATAGCAAGCAAGACAATACCGTGCCAAGCCAACAATCATGACGCAGAAATGCGTCTTTTTTGTTGGAAGGTGTAACGACTAATTGTAGCGTCGAGATTAGCACGACGCGAAGTGCCAGCCGCCCCCCGAAAGGGCGAAGAGATAGTCTAATCCCCTACAAAATATCGGGAAACCGAGGGTATAAATGTAAAATCTTTGGGCATCAATATGTCCGTTGCGAACCTGAACGCCTTTGCCCTCGAAAAGGGCATGAACAAGGCGTTTGATAAAATGTCGCAGGCGGAACAAGCGACGTTGCGCTATCAGTATCTGCTGGAAGCCACGAAGGACGCTCAGGGCGACTTTGCGCGAACCGGGGACAGCTTCTCGAATGAGATGCGCAAGCTGCAAACGAATCTCGACCGCATCAAGACGGAGTTCGGCAAGGGGCTGCTGGGCGTTGTAACGCCCGCGATTTCGCTGCTCAATAACGTGCTGTCGGATAAATCGTACCAGTACACGACAGCCGAAAAAATCATGCAAGAGCGGGACGACGCAATATACGACGCAAAGGCGACCTATGCGCAGTCGCTCACAATCGTTAATTCCATGCGCAGCATGGAGCAGGAGAGCGGCGAAGCGGTAAAGGCAACGAAAGCGTGGCAGGAAGCCCTCGAAAACCTTAAAAACGTCATGCCGGGACTTTCGCAATACGTTGATTTAACCTCTGACGCCATTAAGGGCAACACGGAAAAAATTAAACAGTATGTGGATACCGTGAATGGCGTGTCGCTGTATGGTGCACATGATACCGCCGTTACCGATGCACAAGCAGCAGTTGATGAAACGGAAAAACAGCTCGAATCCCTATATGCACGCAGAGATTATCTAAACTCGCTAATTGCGGGGTCTAATGCCGAAGAAGTAAAAGCCGCATATCATGATGTGGTAGAAAGTGCATATCAGTCCTTTGTCCGCACAATGGCTGGAACAAATGCCAACTATACGTTTGCCAACACATTTGACGAATTTTTTGCATCGCAATATGATGAAGTCGACAGGGCGATTCGCGGGGTTGGAGATTCTTCCATAAATCTCTTCGATTTCGGAGACATGCAAGCTGCGGCGTGGAGCAAGCTCACAGAAGCAATGAGCTTGCAAACATTCGATAGCAGCTCCGCCGCCGGAGAATTGGAAGATGTTAACAGGCAAATCGAAGAAACTAACGATAAACTGAGCGAGAATCAGACCGCGCTTGCAAGGGCAACAGCGGAATGGGAGGCGTACAAACGTGCACACCCGGAAGCCGAAGAACAGGTAAAATTCAACGGAGCCATCGAGGACGAGAAGAAAGCCCTCGAAGACCTTAAAACCGCGATGAAAGACGTGGATACCTACCGCGCGGACACGCTGAAAAAGGCGCAGGAAGCCTACAAGGGCGTTGCGTCTGGCATGGGCTACATGGTAACGCACACGCAGGAGGAAATGAAGAAGCTCCTCGATACCGATTACAGCAAGGAAAACGTGCTTAGTTGGTACGGCACGAATGCGGATGCGCTACACGCCTACAACGATGCTTTGCAGCAAGCCGAAGCGGCAGGAGTTGACGTTGGCATCTTGTCAGGGCTTACTACATACTCTCGCGACAACGATGCGTACCTTTCGCGCCTGCTGAACCTGACGCCGGAAGAAATCAAGCAGCTAAATGCAGACTACCAGCGCGCCCGCGACGAAGAAAACGCGATGGCGGAAACCAAAACGCGGCTGGCGCTGGCGGACGATGAGACGTATCAGGCGATGCTGAAAACCGTACAAAAGTCGCTCGAAGCGTTTGAGCAAAAGGACGCAATCGCGGCATACATGGCGGAAAACAAGAACGCATTTTTGGCGGGCATCGACGAACTGAAGAAAGCGCTTGAAGAAGAACTTCCGGGCATCAACGAATTGCTTGAAAAGTATGGATTCGTCAAAATCAAAAACGACTTCGAGAAAAAACCGTGGGTTCATGACTTTGGCGGTGCGCGTGAAGGATATGCAGACATGTTCGACGACGTTGCAAATGACAAAAACGCTTTTAGCAAAGAGCAAGCAAAAGCGCTTCATGCGATAGAGGCGAGGTCTCGAAGCGGCTATGCGGACATGATTGAAGATGGGCTAATGCCCGACGACATCAAAGCCCGCGCGCAGCGGTGGAATCGGCTTGTCGAGATGAAGACGCAGGAAATGAACGACATCGTTGGCATTTTGGAACAGCGCATGGAGGAAAACCAGCGTCAGCGAGGAGAGGAAGAGGCGGCAAGAGCAGCGAAGGAAGCAAGAGACAACGCATTGCCTAAAACGTGGTCTGACTTGTCTCCTATCATTTCGACGGATGAGTTCAAAAACGCCGAATCCTACGAACCTGTCTCAAATGAAAAAACAAACATCTTTGCGGTGCCGAAAACGAATAAACAAGAGGGTTCGCATTTCGAGACATTCGACGAGTACCGGACACGCACAATGCTCGATAATAGCCGCGTAATGCAAGATACGATTAACAGCATGGTTGAGACATTCAAAATGACGACGCAGCAGAGCCAAACGACGCAGGAAGTCACGATTTCAAATCCGCAAGACCTTGCGGCGTACTTGCAGCAACCTGTTACGGTTGTTAATAATTTCTCCGTTGACGGGACATCCGTTGCAACCGTCATCGCGCCTATCGTCAACAAGACAATCGGCAGGGGCATCCGTGGAAATCTGATGGAGGTGGCGCGATAAATGGTAACGCGATACCGCGCGTGGATGGGGGAGGAAGCACTGGAAGACATCGACCCGTCCATCATCATCATCGACATTTCGGAGGACGCGCCGAAGGAAGCCGTGACAACCGAAGCACGCCCTGGTGGGGGGATGTACCTCACCGGGCAGCTTCGGCAGTCCATCACGGTAACAGTCGCCGTGGAAATCCACGAAGCAAACACCATTCACAGGCAGCTTGTCCTCGGTAAAATCATGCGCTGGGGCAGCGGTGGACAGTACCTGCGCACGTCATACCGCCCGGAACAGCGATTATATATCGACAGCATCGAGGCAGCGAGTGTTTCCGCGCTCAAATGGACGGATACGCTGGCAATCAAGTTGACGGCATATCAGCGTCCGTGGTGGGAGGAAGCAACTGTTTCCAAAATGGAAACAGTTGAAGCAAGCAAAAGTGGCATCCTGACGGTTTACAATCGCGGGGACGTGGCGTGTCCGCTTGAAGCGGTTTTTGTGGCAATCGACACGCTGACAAACGTTGCAATCAGTTGCGGCAACGAAAAAATCGCGCTGACGAACATCAGCGTGAAAACAGGCGAGGAAATCCGCATAGGACACGACGATAACGGCATCCAGCAAATCACGGCGGCAGGGCAATCCGCAATGGGAAACCGAAACGGGCAGTCCGCCGACGAAATCACGCTAAAACCCGGAATCAATAAGGTGTCGTTCAGCGGCGACGGGCTTTTGTCGCTAACGGTTACGGCAAGGGGGCGGAAATATTAACTACAAAGCATACGGCACACCGCAGGAAGTAACACTAACGTCAAAAACAAAGTGTTTCCTTGTTATCAATTACGATAAAGACGACCCAAACGGTTGGAAAATGGAGAAAGGATATCCAACAATAGGGAGAGCGAAGGTCACGTTCCCGGTTGTGCTCCCGGCTGATGCAGTGATTACATCCGCACGAGTGCACGCAGACTTCAAGCGCGAATCTTGGGGAAATCAGCGGAAACAGGACGTGAACGACATCCACGTTGACGAAGCCGGATTTGCAACGGTGACGCTTCCTGATGGCGCAAGCACTGCGTCGCTTACTGTAACGCTATCTTTCCAGCTTTGGGATAGAGTTTACATGGATACAAAGGAGCGGACTTTTAACGTAGACGTTAGCGATATCTACCTAACAATCGACTACGTTTCCGGCATCATCCCCGACCCGGACGCAGGCAAGGCGTACACCAACAACGTCCGCTTGCCGCGTCTGCTGGACAAAAATCTGCGAGAGATCAAGCGCTTGCGCCCTTCTTCGTTGTCTTTGTCGCTAACAATCGACGACATTTCCACCGCGAGTATGACGCTTGTGGACGGCACATGGATGGACGCAACGCAGTTTGTGGAGTTGTACCACATCGGCGGCAGCGTCGGCATCTTCCGCTTGCGCTCGGACACGCAAACCTACAGAAATTACGCGACGCAGGAAGTCAACCTTGACCACGCTATTTCTACGCTGATGGACGGGCTTCTGCCGGAGCAGCTGAAAATCGGCAGTGCATCCGTTGACGCGGTTGACGTGCTGGCACAGCTTCTCACCTACCAGCCGGAAACACGGTGGCAGATGGGGACGTGCGAGTTATCGCAACACCTCACATACGATTTCGACGCGGGGACGAACATTTGGACAGCAATCAACAACGTCAAGAACTTGTCTCCCGCTGAAATGATGTGGCAGTACGACTTTTCCACCCATCCGTGGACGCTCAACCTCGTTAATATGCCAAATACCGTCTCATGTGAAGCGCGTTTTAACGGCGCGCTAACCAGCGCAACGGTTAGCACCGACCGCGACGACCTTGTGACCCGGATGTACGCATACGGCAAAAACGGCATCACCGTTGGCACTGTAAACGATGGCAAGGACTACATCGACGCGGACACCATCGACGAGTGGGGCATCGTGTGCGGCAAGTACTCGGATAACAGCATCACGGACAAAGAGACGCTGTTGGAAAACGCAAAGAAAGAACTGGCGAAAAAGAAAACCCCGCCAATTTCCATTGACGTTTCCCTTGTGGAGCTTTCCGCCATAACAGGATTGCCGTACGACCATTTCCGGCTGGGGAGCCTCTGCCGGGTTGCAATGCCTAAATTCGGGCGCTGCTATGATGAGCGCATTCTCACGCTTAACGCGGACAACGTACTGCTTGAGCCGCAAAAGGTACAAGTCACCATGTCCACGGAGGGCAAGAGCGTCAGCGGCATCATCGAGGCGCTGGGCGGCAAGAGTGGACTTATTTCCGCAGGAACGGAATAAGGAGGACGCATGAATGAGTTAAATTACACCTGCAACTTGTCTGCTGGGTTGCGGATGACACCGCTCAAAGCGGCGCTTGTGCAAGGCGAAGCAAACGCCCACACGCTGAAAATCGCGTTTGAGAAGGATGGCGCACCGTACAGCATGGATTCGGGCGCAACGATTGTCGGCAGCTTTATCAGGCTGGACAGCGTTGCAAGCACGGACGAAAACCCGACGATTCTGCTGCAAGGCGCAGTTAGCGACGGCGTGGCATCCGTGACGCTTTCCTCTGCTTGTTACGCGGTTGTTGGGCGTTTCCGCCTGATGGTCACGGCGACGGTCGGCGAGGACACGACGGCTATCTTGTGGCTTGAGGGGCGCGTCGCGGCGGGGGCAACCGGGACAGTGTATGACCCGGACAACGCCATCCCCGACATCACAACGGTGCTTGCGAAGGTGGAGGACTGCAAAAATGCCGCAGCAAACGCGAATGCGGCAGCGGAAAGTGCAACATCCGCAGCGCAGCAGTTTCTGGGAAAGTATATCACGGATGAGGAAAAATTGTTACTGCTGGAACTGCTGCAAATGGCGGCATATCGCTCAAACACCGCCGCGCAAAATTATAGCAAGTTATATGCAGCGTGGAAGGATGATGTATCAGCGCTTGAAGAGCAGCGCCCGCAAATCATCAGCGTTGAGGCGAACAAAACGACAATCGCCGTCGGCGAGAGCGTGACGTTCACGGTGACGCAGAAGAACGCGGCATCAATCCGCTTCCTTGTGGACGGCGCAGTAAACGAGCGCATTTACGACGTTCAGCAGGAAACGATAACGTTCACAAAGCAGTTTCAATCTACCGGGAGCGGAACGCGGATTGTTGCATTCCAGGCGGTTGACGCGAGCAGCAACGTCGGGCTGGAATCGGATAGTATCATCATCACAATTAAGGAGGCGGCACAAAATGGCGTGGAATCTAATCCGCAGGAATAACGGCGAGACTATCCACACGGACTATGTTGAGTGGATGTTGGATAACGCCGCCGACATCTCCAATGGCACAGAGCCGGGGAAGTCTGGAAGCATCGGCAGTCTGGCGTACACCGCCGGATTCGGGGCGATGTGGCAGAAGGACGCAAACGGGGCATGGGTTAAGTTAGGAGGTGGCAACTAATGGTTGACGCAAGCACAATTGGTGTGATTCAGGCGCTTTATGGCACTGGCGCGAATGGCGGGATTCCAACGCCGCTGGTGACGGACAAGACGCTGGCGATGGAAAACCGCGCGGCGGACGCGAAATCTGCTGGCGACGCTATCCGCGCGGTTGCGAATACCGCCAACACGCTTTCCGCGCGCGCGAATGTTTTGTCGGGCAGTGTGTCCGGTGCGTCGATTACTGCGACGGATTCTTTCGCCGCGCCTTTTGTCGGCTTGCGCGTCTGCGGCAAAAGCACGCAGGACGGTACGCCGCTCCCGACTGCGCCCGTGCCGATTGTCAGCGCGGGTGACGGCGGAACGGTAGTGGTCACGGTGTCGGACGGCGCGAACGAATCGCAGACGCTGACGCTGCAAACGCCGAACGCGCTGCCTGGCATCCCGGTTTCCTCCGGCGGGAACTACACGGACGAAAACGGTCAGCAGTGGGTGTGCGATGAGGTGGACTTGGCGCGCGGGGTGCGCGTGCAGCGCGTCACCAAAATCAAGGTGACGTCGTCTCTTAGCTGGCAAACAACGGGAAATGCAGTTGACCGTTACTTTGCGTGGTTCAGCGGCGTTTACACATCCAACGTGCTCTGCACGCACTTTTCCACCGCACTGGGTGCTGAAACAGTCGGTGGCGCGATTGCCAACCGAAACAACCTTATCGGCTTTGCATACGCCGCAAAAGGAACGTCAACACTTGATGATTTCAAAGCATTCCTCGATGCGAACGAGGTATATATTTGGGCGGCACTCGAATCCCCCACCGAAACCGCCCTCTCTGCCGCTGAAATCGCCGCGTACAAGGCGCTGACCACCTACGCCCCGAAGAACAGCATCAGCGTGAGCGGCGGCGCAGGTGCAGAAATGAAGTATCAGCGCGACGTGAATATCGTAATCAAAAATCTTGAGGATGCGATTGCATCCATGACGCAAAATTAAGGAGGTATCTTTATGGCAATCAACAGTAAATCTCGGCACGACCTGACGCTGCGCGCGATTAAGCGCGAGATTTCTGCGGGGCGCGATGTGGCGTTTTGGCTCGATAAGGCGTACACGCACCTTGACAACGGACTGCTGACGGAGGGCGACATCGCGGAAATTGAGAAGCTGGCGCAGGCGTACTATGATTCGCTGGACGCAGCGGAAAATGAGGAAGAAGCGGCAATAATCTAAGTTGCAATTAAGTTGCAATTAAGTTGCAATTAAGTTGCAATTAAGTTGCAATCTTGCTGCTCAGCGTTTCGCAAATGCCGATTTTTCGGCATTTTTTAAGTTGCACGCAAGTTGCAAGTTAGTACCAAGTTAGTACCAAGTTTGAGGAGGTGTCATCATGCCCAAAATCGCAGTATCCGACATTCTGGGCGACTTCCAGCGGATGCTTGCCGAGCACTGGAAGTATACGGCTGGCGCAGCGGAGACGGGAAACGTTGACTGCTCCGGGGCGTTTGTTTGGGCATACCGTCAGCACGGACAGCGCATCTACCACGGCAGCAATCGCATTGCGCGGACGGAAATTGTCGAACTGCTACCCATCAGTGCAGCAGAACCGGGCATGGCGGCGTTTAAGACGCGCGAACCGTCTGATAGCCGCTACGCCCTGCCGAGCGGGTACAAGTTCGGCGGAAAGTACTACAACGGCGATTTGCGCGACTTTTATCACATCGGGCTGGTCGGCGAAGACGGGAACGTCCTCAATGCACAGTCCAGCGCAACTGGTTTTGTGTCGTCGCCCATTAAAACGTGGTCGTGCGTTGCGAGATTAAAAAAAATTGATTACGGAGATGATGAGAAAATGCCGGAAAACACGGAAGTTCTGTATGCTGGCACGGTATTTGCCGACAGCGGCAGCACGGTGAACTTGCGGAAAAGCGCAAGCAAGTCAAGCGCGCCAATTGAGCGTGTGAAAATCGGTGCGACTGTAAATGTACTGGAAGACGCGGGGGAATGGCTCAAAGTCGAGACGGAGACGCATCAGGGGTATATGATGGCACGTTTCGTTCGACGCGAGGACGCGTGCAGCACAAGCGGAATTGAAGCCCGATTATCTTCGCTGGAAGCCCGTGTCGCCGCGCTGGAAGGTGGTGTCGGCTAACATGGAAAACCTCACCGCCGATAAGCTGATTCTGGCGCTGGGCGTGATTCTCGTCCTGCTGGGAGCATACAATACATTTTACACCGCGCGGAAAAATGCGCGGGATGAACGCAAGAGACAGGAGCAGCCAACAAACGCGCTGGCATCCAGCGTCGCTGACATCAATCGCAAGCTGGACACAGACAAACGCCGCCTTGATGGGCACGAAGAGCGCATCGGCGGCTTGCGTGACGGACTGATGGTAACGTGCGCCGGAGTACAGGCACTTTTGGAGCATGAGTTACACAACGGCAACGCCGACGAAATGACGGCGGCAAGCAGGGAAATTGATAATTGGTTGAGGGGCAACGCCCTAAAGGGAGGAAATGCAAAATGAGTGAGAATTTGAAGCGCAAGCTGACAAGCCGCAAGTTCTGGGCGGCAGTTGTATCCTTTGTGACCATGCTGACTATGGCATTCGGCGTGGCGGATGAAACCGCAACACAGGTCGGCAGCATCATCATGGCGGGTGCTACGGTCATCGCCTATATCATCGGCGAGGGCATGACGGACGCGGCGGCAGTCGCAGAGGGTAAGGATAAACTGAAGGAGTAACGCATGAGCCGCGAAGGCGTATGGACAAAAGCGGTTGTGGATGCTTTTGTGGATGAAGCCTGTTTGTCCGATGAAGAAGGTCTGAGGCATAGTCTTTACTTGTATTTAATGGAACTTTCCCTTCAATAAGACACCACTCATTATTACAACTGATACC